TCCTTCAGCTTCGCCAGCGCGTCCTGAGCGGTGATCTCCACCCTTCGCTCGCCCGTGGCCGGACGTACGCCGTACTCGTCCATGTGACCCATGAACAGGGTGACAGGGGCCGGAGTCAGGTAGAGATCATCTCCGTACAGAACCTGTCCGGCACCGGGGGTCCCGGCGAAGGAGAACCGCATCTGCCCGAAAGCAGCCGTCCCCGGGGAGGTGGCCGTGGCCGTGATGTTCGTCCACTGTCCGGTAGTGATCGTCTTCTGGGTCTGGCTGGCCGAGATGAACACGGAGCCGGACGTGTACCAGTTGATCCCTACGGCCACGTCGGTCGGAAGCCCTATAGGCGAGTAGAGATGCCCGGTGTAGCCGTAAGAGGTGGAGGGGCTGACCGCCACCTGTGTCTCCTGAGCTCTAGGATCAACTCCGGCATCCGTAGTCAGCTTTCCCGACTTCGTTCCGGAGTGCGCGAAGGCCGTTGACTGCGCGATGGTCGATGATCCGAACGCGGTCCATCCGGTGGCCCCGGCCTCGAAATCAGGGTTCGGATTCAAGATCGTAGCGGCTTGGATCCTGACCCCGCGCGCGGGGAGGATGGTGCCCACCAGGGGAGAGCCGGAGTTCTCCGGCGAGTAGTCCCGGCTAGTGTTCAACAGGGCCAGGTCGGCCGATCCCGTGGCGACGGGGTTGAGCGCCCGCTCCATGTTCCGGCCGTAGGTGATCGACAGTTCCTGAAGCGTCCGGGTGGTGACGTCCTCACCGGGACCCGTGAACGTCCCGGTGTTGTTCCAGTCGATCGAGATCGTGTACAGGGTTCCCATGATCAGCCTCTCCGCCTCGAAGCCGGAGGGATCTTGTCATGGCGCTGGAGCCGCTCCCATGCTTTGGTCAGCCACCGGTCCAGCTCCACCTGTGATCCGATCACTCCATAGTTCGCGATCACCGGAGAACCTCCGGCCGCCGACGTCCCCAGATGCTCCACACGGCCCGTGCCGTTGTAGACCGGGGGGTTCCATCCACGGTTCAGCGAGAGCCGCCCAGAGTCCGCACTGAGCCCGTACCGGGCCGAGAACAGGGAGTCGCCCGACCCTCGCGCCGTGGCCCCGAGGTGGGCGCCCCGGGATCCGCTGCTCTCCACGTTCACACCCATGAGCGTCCCGGCCATGTGGCCCACTCCGGCGTTGGTCACGCCGACCATGAAACCGGACCGCTTGCCCCGGACGAAGCCCCCGGGGCCGGAGTTGCCGTTAAACGAGTGTGTAGTGAATACACGGCTGTAGGGGCTCTTGCCATGGATCACATTCGTGATCGCGCTCATGAAGCCGGAGCAGTCATAGCCGGTCGGCCCGACCCCGCCCCAGATGTAGGGCTTCCCGTTCTGAGCTCTGGCGAAGTCCAGCCCGCGCTTCATCCCCGGGCCGCCCGCTCCCCCGAGATGCTTTTTGATCCATCCCCAGATGCTGGACTGGATCCACTTCGGGATACCCGCGATCAGGTCCCGGAACATGCCGGAGCCAGGCACGCCCTTGCCCAGGATCCGGGAGAGCAGGGCCTTCGCCGCCTTCTCGGGAGCGTTGATCAGCCAGCCCCCGAGACCCTTCAGGAACCCGACCACGCCGCCGTCATCGAAGTGACCGGCGAATCCACCCCCGCCGACCACGCCGCCGTTGGCGAACCCGACGCCTTCACCCCGCATGCGGTCGGCCCCGGACATCCACCGGGACACGCCGGACGCACCCTTACGCTTCGCCATGAGATTCGCCGTCTTCACCCACCCGGGACCTACGGCCCTGGTGAACTCCGGCCGGAAGATCGACTCTCCCGGAGAGACGGCCGCCAGCAGCGAGTCCTTACCCGGGGCGTACCCGGGCATGACGCCACCTCCGGCGAACTTGTGGAGGGTGCTGAGCCTGGTCCCGATCCCGGCCAGCCTGGCGATCCCGTTGACCATGGGGACCAGACCACCGTTGTAGATCCCGATCACGAAGTTGACCGGGGTTTTGGCGATGCCGATCAACCGGCCCCAGATCGACCGGATCGCATTGACAACCCCGTTGAACACGGGCTTGAGAGCCAGCACGGTCGCCTTCAAAACGTTGAATACAGGGCGGATCCCGTTCTTCCACACATTGCTGATGATCGACTTGATCGAGTTCATCCGGTCCCGGATGTTCCCCATCATGGATGAGAACACAGGCCTGATGATGTTCGTGTACAACCATCGAACGACCGGGGCGACGATGTGCGTGAGGATGAACTTGAAAGCGTAGAAGTAACCCCTGATCGCGAGCCACGCGATCTTGATATAAATCTGAATCGCAATCCAGGCGATCTTGACGATGTTCGCAATGAAGATGAACGCGTTCTTGAGGACCACGGTCAGAACCTTGACGATAGCTCTGAAGATCGGCCCTATGATCATCCATGTCACTTTGATCACTCCGGAGACCGCGCCCCACACGGCTTTGGCCACGGACCAGGCCTTCTGAAACGCCGGGATCAGCTGGTTCATGACGAAGCCACGGATAGCGAAGAACACGGTCTTGGACACTGCCACGAACTGCCAGAAAGCCGGGATCACCTGTGTGATCACAAACCCCCGGATGGCCGAGAAGACGACCTTCAGAACGCTCCAGGCGTAAGCGGCTCCCACCTGGATCCCCCGCCATGCCGCATTCACAATGTTACGGAAGGTGGTGAAGTTCTTATATGCGTAAACAACCGCGCCGATCAGTGCCCCGATCGCGATGACGATCAAGCCTAGGGGTGACGCGGACATGGCGATGCTCCAGGCGATCTGTGCAGCCGTCACGGCCATGATCGCCAACCGGATGGCCGCGAAGACAGCGAGGGTCGCGGTCAGGGAGAGGACGGCCCCCTTGATCATGTAGACGTAGACCGATCCCGTTTGCATCCACTTGGCGAAGTCCTTGATCCATCCGATCGCCTTCTTCGTGGCCGGACCGACATCGTCTGTCAGGACGTGGACCAGTTTGATCACAATCGGGAGTAGGAACGACCCGATCTTTGCCTTTGTGTCCATGGCCTGAGCCGCGAGAATCCTTTGCTGGTTCGCCAGCCCGCCGGACGTCCGCGCGAAGTCACCCTGGGCCGTCTTGGTCTGCTTCATGATCAGGGAGTACGCGATCTGGGACTTCTGCGCAGCGGTGAACGTACTGCCCTGCTTCTTCATCCCCATGCGAAGGCCCTCGATCTGGATCGCGGCGTCGGAGACGTTCACGCCGAAGGCCTTCAGAGGTTCGGCCTCACCAGCCAGGCCGGAGCGCAGCGCCAGCAAGACCTCTTCTGGATCTTGGTTGTTGAACGAAGCCATGTCTCCGGCCAGTTTGACCATGGCCATGGACATGGACGCTGCCTTCGGCTGGCTCAGACCCAGCGCTCCCAGGAAGTTGCCGAAGGTGGCCGTGGCCTCCACCGCCGCTTGCCTGCTCATGCCCAGAGATTTCGCCGCGTTCTGCGCGAAGCTCATGACGACTTTGTTCGACCTCCCGAAGACGACCGCGCTCTTTGACATGGACTCGGACAGGTCTGAGGCAGCGGTCACGGAGTCTTTCAGGAAGTCAACCGCGCTGAACGCTCCGAAGGAAGCGACCATGGTACCGGCGGCCTTCTTCATCCCCGATCCCATGCGGTCCACGTTCCGGAGGGCGGAGTCCGCTCCACGTCGGGTCTGGTCGCGCATGACCAGGTTGATCAGTACGGTCCGTGCCGACATGGCTTACTCCTCTTCCACGGAGGGGAGTGGATCAAGGTCCCAGGGTACCGGAGGCTTGACGTCCCGTGGTTTGGCACCGTCGCCTCCGCCGCGCTGCCAGTTCCCCCACTCGAGGGCGTTCTGGATCTGGGCCAGCATGTGGACGACCTGGCTCCACTCCACGAACTCATCCCCGTGTGTGGCGCGACGTAGGGCCGAGTCCATCGGGAGGGTGTCCATGAACGCGTAGAACTCCGGATAGGTCAGCTTCTCCGTCCCCAGGTCAGTCAGTCTCCGGCCGTAGAAGCGTGCCAGGTCCGCCGTCACTTCGGCTGGGTACTCCTTGGGCAGGGAGACCAGCCAGGCTATTTTCCCGTGTCCATCCCCGAGTGATCGCCCCAGTCCTTGAAGAGACGGTTGAGGCCGTCCAGGCTCAGAGGCAGCGCGTCCCACTTCTCGAACGTGTCGTCTTCCATGACGGTTTCGAAGCCCAGCTTCAGGGCCGCCGTCATGAAGTCGACGTCATCGTCGGCCGTTTCCATGAGACTGCGGTCCAGGGTCCCGAACGGGGGAAGGGTGAACTTGATCCCGCCCTGAATGAAGCGGTACAGATGATCTTCCGCTTCGGCCTTCTGGTTCTCCTCGTACTGGTCCAGGTCCATCGGTTCGGCCTGGATCTTGACCGGCCTCTTCTTCGGAGCGTTACGCCGCCGTGGATCTCCGCTGACCATCTACCGTCCTCGTCTTCCCTGTACAGCCTGGGTGGTGGTGCGTTCGAAGCCTTCTTCGATCACGCGCATGACGTCCGGAGTGTATCGGGCGATGACGTCGGCCATCCACGGAGTGGACGGCTGGCGTACCCAGACACCCGCGTTGCCGTAGACCTGGTGACGCCAGTTCGTGAAGCCCGGGACCCCCTCCATGTAGGACGGAAGGAACCCAGAGAACCTCTTGCGCGGTGACATCCGCTGGGGGTTGATCCTGATCATGCTGGACGCGTGATCTTTCCCGATCCTGAAACTGAACTCGATCGCGTGAGCCGTGCTCTCCCGAAGTCCCGGCTGGCCCTGCTCCCTGCTCTGACCTTTGGAGGGGAGAGACTTCACCTTGTTCCGGAGCGCCGGGATCATCCGGCGTTCGGCCACGGTCTTCACGTCGTCCGCGTACCTGGACAGGGACGGCCGTCCGCCCTGCAGATGCCGAAGGTCCCGCTCCAGGTCCCGCAGTTGTCTGGTGTCCAGATCGAACTCTGGAGCGGTCGGAGCCCCGGCCATGACTCAGGTCACGGCCCTGGTGACCGTGCCCGTGGTCGGCCATGAGACCTTGACCTTTGCCAGGTCCCCCACCGACCCGTCGATCGGCACGTGAGAGTTGATCAGGATGCTCCCCTGGTACTCGGGGTTGGTCGCGGAGTTGGCCGCGCTGGTGGCCTTCGCTGTGAACGGGACTACGGTCCCCAGGGCCGCCCAAATCGTCGCGTCCACATTGGACGCTGCGAAGTCCTCATTGAACTCCACGTCCAGTTTGCCGTCTTTGAGCCCGCCGACGCGAGCGCGGTACGTCGCACCGAACGCCGTGGTCTCCTGTTCGTCCACGTCCAGAGTGAGCGTGAGCGAGGTGGCATGGTCCGAGAGGTTGACAGAGTTGATCACAACCTTGACGTCGGTCAGTACGAGAATGGCCATGTGGGGACCCCCTTCTAAGATCCGATGCCGATGGCACCAGCGATTGAGAACGTGCCGGTGATCGCGGTCACGTTGAACCGGAACCAGGTATCGGTGATCGCTCCGGCCGTACGAGTTACCCAGGTCGCCCCGGCCGTGGTAATCGGCCCGAAGGTCGCGCGGGATGTGGCTCCGGCGAACGATCCGGCCGTGGCTGATTCGAGCTTCCCCGTGACTGTGGTCCCTGGCGTCCCCAGAACGTGAAAGATCCCGTACAGATACTGAGTCGCTCCAACGGCTCCGAGGTTGAGACCGGCACCCAGGCCGCCCGTGAGGGTGACGTTCCCCTTAGCCGGAGAGACCCCGCCCCGGATGGCCCCCACGTAGTTGGAGCCGGACGACTTGACCGCGTACGGGGCCAGTTCCCCGACGGAGCCGAACAGGTCGTACGACAGCTCCAGGCCCTGGTAGAAGTAGGCCGTGCTGCCCTCTGTGGAAGCGATCGCGTAAGTCTGCCCCAGGTCGGCCACACCCAGATCCGTGAAGGCCTGGGGGTCTGGGGCCAGCAGGGTAGCGGACTGCCATAGCCCCTTGAGGTCTGTGCTGACTTCCTTCAGGCCCCCGGTCCGGCCCTTCCAGCCACCCTGACCGAACGTGGTGGAGTCCTGTTCGTCCACCCCCACATCGATCGTGAGCGCGTTCGAATCCGTGGTGAAGTCGTACCCGCCGACCCAGGCAATGCAGTCGGTCATGACTACCGGGGCCATGGGATCACCCTTCTGTCAGGGACTTGGCCAGGGACTTGGACCCTGACTTGGCTGGCTTCACGTCCAGCTCTATCAGGCCCGCACTGACCAGGGACGCGATGTTCTCGTCACTGCACCGCGCCGCTTCGAGCTCGGAGCGCGTGACCTTCTCACCGTTCATCTTCCCGGCCACTTGCAGGCCTCCACACACCGTATACGTCTCTTCCATACCCAGCCCCTTTTCTAGTTGCCCGTGGCCACCACGAGAAGATCGAAGACGCCACCGTAATATCCCATGGCTCCCATCTCTTCGGCTCCCAAAGGACGGAAGGACTTGACCATGACCTGCGCGACGATCCCGCCCAGGGTGTTGTCAGCCTCCAGAGCAGCCTTGATCGACTTGGCTCCAACGGGATCCGCGTACTCCGAAAGCCTGGTCTGTCCGACGCGATCGACCGCAGCGGAGGTGAAGACATAGACCCTGGGACTGATCGTCATGGAGCCGGACCTGAACGCCCCGTGGTAGTCCGGAATCTCCGGCACGCCGACCATGGCGAACGGAGGGGACATCTGATCTTTGATGAACTCCGTGGTTCGCAGGCCGGTGATGTCGTCAAGCGCCGACTCGATCGCCTGCATCACCTGGAGGATCGTCGGGGTCGCCACGTCAGGCCACCTGAACCATGGACCGGATGTACGGGGCGATCCGGAGCAGGACGTTGGGGTTCTCCCGGGCCTTGATCCGGCCCCACTCGCCGTACCCGCCGGAGCCGAACGGAAGGTCTTTGAGCTTCGAGAGATCTTCGGCCAGGATCAAGGTAGCGATCTTGATCGGTTTCGGTACGGCCGCCCAGCCCCAGCGCGCCGTGAGCCGGACCGAAGCCTGACCGGTACACGGGAAGTAGAGACCGGACCAGGGTGCCGCCCTGATCTTGCTGTAGGGCCAGCCGGTCTGTCCGTTGACGATCCCGTTCAGAGGATGGAGTTCGTACCCGGCCGCCGCCCATGCGATCTCGAACCCGCCGTCCGCTCCCGGATCCGTGGCCAGGGCCAGACCTGCGGAGCTCTGAAAGTCGTCCACGCGCACGATCCGGCTGGAGGTCGGATAGAAGATCCGCGCCGACTCCGTACCGGCGTCGTTGAACTGCCTGTGACACTCGGCCTCGATCCCCCGGGACGCTCCGTCGAGAGCATCGTTCAGAGTGAGATCGTCCACGGTGTCCGTGATCCCCAGCCGGTCCTTCAGCTGTACCAGGGTGGCGTAAGGATCTCCGAGTGCCATCCGGTCACCTCCCCCTGATCGCGCGAAACACGCCTTCGTCAAGACTGATCTTAGGCGTGAACAGACGTTCCATGCGTCCAGGGTCCCCGACGCGGACGGCCACGCCGGTCGGTCCGGCCGCGAACTCCAGCCGTGGCACGTACCCGGCCTCTTTCGCCATCTTGGCGATCAAGGTCATCATGTTCGTTCCGACGCCGGTACAGAGGTTGACCGGGCCGGACTCGCCGGAGTCGACCACGGCCAGCGCGCCGTTGACGACGTCATCCACATGAACCCAGTCACGTACCTGATGACCGTCACCCCAGAGCCTGATGATCGGCTCCCGAGCGTTGATCTGTTCGGCGAACCGGCCGAACGGGTAGTCGACCGACTGATCCTCTCCGTACCCGCTGAACGGCCGGACGATGTGGACAGGCACCCCGGCCGACCGGACCTGATCGGCCAGATGCTCCCCCTGCTTCTTGATGTATCCGTAGCTCCCATCCGGCTGCAGGTCCGCCGCGCTGCCCAGCACCTTCAGCAGGTCGGTTGTGATCAGGCCCGTGTCCGCGTCCGCTTCGGCCATCCGGTAGTTGAACGCCCGGGGCGTCTGCAGGCCGACCGGGTAGACCGCGCTGGAGGACAGGTACAGGAACGCCCGGGGTTCGGCCCGTAGTGCCCACTCGAACATGACCGCGTCCAGCATCTGGTTATAGAGCATGGCCGCTGGCTGGGTGTCGATCGCCTTACGGTGCGGGCTTCGAGCCGCACAATGTACGACCAGGTCGTACTTGAACTGGTTGGCCCTGGCCAGCTCCATGACGTCCCGCTGGTTCTGATCTTTGATGTCGCAGCGGACGACACGCCAGCCACGCCTGTCCAGCTCCCGGACGAAGTGACGGCCGACGAAACCGGATGATCCCGTGACCAGCGCCGTCTTCATTCGCCCCGCCGCCCAAGGATCACCTGGAACGGATTGAGATCGTTGTGTTCGATGATCTCGAAACCCCCTTGTTTGATCAGTGCCTGGTACCCCTCCGGATCCCAGGCCCACGCGTGGCATTCGTCGTGCCCCCAGGGACCCTCCACATGAGGAGACGAAGCGACGATCCACTTCGAGTTCTGACCGATCCACCGGACCGCGCCGTGTGGATCGGCGATGTGTTCGAGCACCTCCGTCACCACGGTCACATCCCCGAACTTGATCTTGTCGCGGTCGGCTCCGAAGACGTCCGCGCGTTGCGCGGTCACCCCGCGTTCCTCCCATCCGGTGACGTTGGCCGGAGTGAAGTCGTAACCCCAGCATTCGACCCCCATACCGGTCAGGAGGGATAGCAGGCCCCCGTCACCACACCCCAGATCGGATACGGTCCCTCCGGCCAGGATCGCCAGCTGGGAAGCTCTGACCAGCCGTGGCCGGTGGTGAGGCTGCTCCAGGTGCGGAGCCCGGCCACGATCCGCGTGGAACTGGGCCGTGGACACGTACGGGATCTCCCCGTCCTCGAAGAACCTCCACTCGCTCACTGGCACACCCAGATCCCGAATTCGTAGTACTCCGGCCCCAGCGCCCGCAGGTTCACGGACACGTAAGTGAAGACCTGGAATCCAGCCTGGTTCAGCATGGCTTCGACGTCGGCCTTCGACCATGCCCAGTAGTGCTCTGGGTTCGTGTCCCCGAAGGCGTCCACCGGAGTGGACAGGACCAGTACTTTCGCCTTCTCCCTGATCGTCTTCAGGATCAGGTCCGGATCGTCCACGTGCTCCAGCGTCTCAGTGCAGATGTAGAGATCCACTGGTTCGAGGGAGGGAAGTGTGTGCTCGATCTGGCCGGAGATGTCCCAGGCTCCGGAGAGATCCCCGAAGACCTTCCGACTGAGCCGGACGCCGGAGAGCACGGTTCCATCTCCGGCGGACAGGTCGGCCCCGGACGCCAGGCCCCCGAGACGAGCAGCCCACTGGGTGACTTCGAGGGTCACGGCGATACGGAGCCGGTGATCCTGCCATTGGCGATGGTCGTAGGTGTGGTCATAAACACGGCTGAGTTCATCCGTGCTGTACGCCGGTCGAAGGCGTAGACGAGTCATGCGGCTATCTCCTGATCAAGTCTGTGGCTTCGTCCTGGAGCTTCCTGGCTTGGGTCCCGGCTTCTTCCGCGCCGGAGCTTCAGGAGCGGACGGACCGGAGACAGACGGACCTGGGAAAGCATCATCCTCCGGCCCCTGCTCCACCTCGAACATGTCCGGCTTGTCCGTGACCAGGACGTGATCGTCCGGCCATTCGTCCCCGACTCGAAGCAGGGCTTCGCCGCCGGAGTACCCCACCCATCCGTCAAACGTGCTGATCGCCATGGTCCCTCTCCCTCTTGATCGCGAACTTCACCCGTTCCAGATCCCGGGACAGGTGCTCATGCATGTACTCACCGTAGGCCGCGCCGTCATGCTCGTACATCTCCCGGTCGTTGACCCGCCGGTAACCCTCATCCCACGAGGCCTTACCGGCTGCAGGGTGAAGGTGCTCCACGACGATGTCAGGGAGGTAGGTGATGCAGTCGGCCGCTGTCCCCAGGGCCTTCCAGTAGTCGTCAACGTAGAGATGCGTGAGCACGTCCGGGGCCATGTGCCCCAGGGCCTGTACGACGGATGTGGAGATCGCCACCTGTGTCGGGAGCTTCCTGCCCTGGTACAGGTCGTCCCCATAGACGAAGCCAGGCCTGACCTTCAGCGCTTCGAGATACCAGGTGTCCCAGGCCGGTGTCCGGGGCCTGTGATCGTCGCCCATGAACGCGATCGCCTTCACAGGCTGGATCCGGTGGATCTCGGGGTTCAGGACGTACCCGGCCGCCTTGTTCATCGCGTCGACCATGTTCACGGCCGGAGTCAGGAGCACACCCGCCTTGATCGTCTTGGTCCGGTCCCAGGTCCGCCAGCCGTTCTCATCCACCCCGCCGATGTACAGGCAATCCCGGACGGCCTGGCTGTAGACCTCTTTCAGAGGGTCGGACTCATCCACGACGAACGTCAGGAACGTGTCCTCTCTGCAGGTCTCAAGAAAGGATTCGATGATCTCCTGAACCGCTCCCGGACGGCCCCGGGTAGGGATCAGCACCACGAGATCAGGCACCCTCCGTCACCTCGATCGGATCCATCGGAGTGAACACGGCCGCCTTACTCCGGTCCTGCAGTAGGTGGCGCTGGGCAAGGTAGGCATCCATGGTCAGCTCACGGAGCTTGATATGCCCCAGCTGGACGGCCGTGTTCACGTACACCGGGATACCCGCGAGTCCGGCACGCCAGCAGAAGGTGATGTCCTCACTGACCGGCTGGCCGTCATGCTCGACTTCTTGGAACCACGGGAACGCGTCGTTGAACCCGCGTTTGCCGTTGCGCCGTGGGATCTTGACCTTCTGGATCCGGGTGAACACGGACTTGTGGATCAGCAGGCACGCGCCGCCGGTCGCCGCCACCTGGAACATGGAGTTGGGTGGCCACTCGTGGTACCTGATCACTTCCGGGTGTTCGTCGTCCCCGAGCAGCCCGAAGAGTGTGGGCTGAATGTTGGCCTGGTCATCGAAGCCGAAGCAGAGCCCACCGACGATCGGAGCCTTCTCCGGATCGGCGAACTCCAGAAGCCGTTCCACGGTGTCCGGGGCGAAGGTCATGTCACTGTCGACCATGAACAGCCAGTCGGCCTCACCGTAGGCCAGGAACCGCTTCACGAGTGAGTTCCTGGGTCCAGCCAGGTTCGAGCCCGCCATGAGGGCCAGCCGTCCGCCGCCGTCCACGATCCTCCGGTGATAGGCCACGTCGTAGACCAGCATGTCCAGGACGGATTCCATGAACGCCGCGTGGACCATGCCCGGGTGAAGATAGCCGATGACTACCTTCTCATCTGGAGATCTTGTCACTTCTCGTCTTCCTTGATCGGTTCGAACAGGTTGGAGGACTCCCCATCGGAGAGTGAGTAAAGAACTCCGTCCGGAGTCATGACCAGCCAGTCCCCTACAGGCACCGGCTGATCCGTATCCCAGATGATCAATCTACCGTCCCGCTCCCGGATGACCGGGGGATGGCCGAACATCGGGATACGGGACAGTTCGGCCTCGTCAAGAAACGCCAGGACTGGGGGCCACAGGCCCCCGTTCTTCATTGCGTTTCTGATCAGACCCGTGTTCGTTTCTCGGCCTCGATACCGGGCCATGGAAATCTCCCCTCTGACTGGCGTTCACGCTACCAGCCGGAGGGGAGACCCCCGCGATGATCTACAGACAGGTCACGTAAAGATCTACGTCGTACCCATCTTTCTGTTTGAAGACGAACACCCACTCGTCTCCGTCGGGATAGCTGGCCTCCAGTACGTCAAGCGTGGTACTGAACCAACCTCCAGCGAACACGACCTTTCCGGCCGGAGCCGGAACGCGGAACTCGCTCAGTGAAGACCCCGCTGGAACCGCGACCGGATCTGTAACCACTTCGTAGCAAGCCATAGATCAGGCCAGCGCCGTAGCAGCGGCCACGGTGTTCAGCTGAAGAAGCCTGAACGCAGCGGGATCGACCACGTCGGAGCCGACACGCCAGAAGGCGAACCATCCGCCCTGACCGGACGGACGTCCGTTGGTCCCCTTGACCATCGGTTCGTACATCACGGACATGCCCACGCGGTCGATGATGTAGAACTCCGCGAAGTTCCCGGCCAGCAGAATGTTGGCACCCGTAGTGACGGCCGCCGCCATTGCCGACGCCTCGTACTGGGGCTGGCCCAACAGGAGGTTGGGGACGCCCATGCCCAGGTTGGCCCAGAACGCGCCACCCCCAGCCGTGTCGAACTGCCTGATCTTGCTGTAGACCTTCTTGTTCGCCGCCCACGAAGCCTGTGCGGCGTCACGCGGCCGGAGCGCATCGGAGGTGTTGTAGATGTCCCCGACCACCAGCGCGCCCGTGGTGGCGCTGGTGACGATCGATGCGGTCACAGCCGCTACAGCCGCCACAACACCGCGCGGGATGGTGGCTCCCGTGTTGGCCGTGGCGAACGCAGCCGCCTCCAGCCGGTCCTTCGCGTCGGCCAGAAGCTTGCCCAGCTCCGATGCGAACCCGGAGTCGGCCAGGACTTCATAGGATCCGAAGACCCAGGCATCGGCCTTCTTGGGCGTGATCGTGGGCTGACCCAGGGTCGGTGACGCGTCCGCCACCTCCGTGCCTTCAGCCGTCCACTCTGCCGAGACTCCGGCCGACGTGACACCGTTCCAGGTGTCGGTAGCGATCGTCTTGATCGAACTGATCTGCCTGAACGGGTTGGCCGCTCCGGCGTTGGTCAGGATGATCGTCGGGTCCAGCGTGAACGGGACCAGATACCCACCGTTCGCGTCCGTCAGGGACATGGCCGCGCGCATGGCCTCCCCGACGTAGGTACCACGGCTGGCCACGTACTCCCGGAACTGGTCGTGGTATTCCGGCGATCCGGTGAGCAGCATGTGCCGCGCGATCAGGGGGGCGTGACGGTTGTCCGTGTGAAGCAGGTCGTCCAGCTTCTCCTTGGCGTCGTCCTTCAGGTGCCTGGGGCCGTTCTCTACGGCGCTCAGAGCACGGGAGATGGTGTCCACGGGATCGAAGGATCCCTGGCTCCAGAGACTGCGGACCAGATCCGTCTGAGTCTCCCAAGGGTCCTTCTTGATCATGACCTCGGGTCCGCGCCGCTCGGACGCCGGAGACTGGGGCTCGGTGACGCGCTGGTGACGAAGGACTTCGTCCACGCGCTTCTCGTGTTCCTGCCAGTGCGCCAGGTCCGTCTTCTTGGTGTCCCACTCCTCCAGCAGGGTGTTGCCCCGGCTGATCTCGTCTGGAGTGGCTTCGTCGTTGTCCTCGATCACCTTGATCTCAGCGCGGAGAAGATCCATTTCATCCGCGATGATCTCGGACTTCTTCTTACCCATCAGAGACCTCTTTCCCTGATCTTGCTTCTGAAGCGAAGCAGGGCCTGGGCATCGGCGTGCGCTTGGCGCGAAGCCGTGCCGACGGGTCCCAGATCGGGAGTGTCCTGGTCGTCCGGGTCCTGACCTTGATCGTCAGGAGTGGACGGCTCGATAGTACCCCTCATTGCGGTGAGTAGTTCCTTCACCTCCCCCAGCTCACTGCGAATGGCCAGGATCCCCGCGTCCCGGTAGGCCGGTGTCGGAGTCGGCCCGTACTCCATCAGACCCAGCTCCGTACGGAGGATCGTCGGGAGCGCGCCGGACCGGGTGACCTTCGGGACCCTGGTGGGGCTGGACTTGAAGATCTTGCCCCTGAAGCTGTACCCCTTCACGTCGCCGGACCGGATCGCCTCCAGGACGGCATCGGCCAGATCGGACCGGTTGAACCTGGTCACGGTGCGGAGCCCGCGAGCGTCCGGCGAGATGTCCAGCGGGGAGCCGATCGGCACGCTCCCCAGATCACTGGGGGTGCCGTGGAGAGTGAGGCCGTGATGATAGAACACCCCGACCGTGTCGATCCCGTGGGACAGCGTCCGCTTGAACGCGCTCCGGTCGATCACTTCGAGGTAATGGCCCTGTCCGTCCGTGATCTCCGTGGGGACGTCGAAGACGGCCGCGTACGCCTCCACCGTCCGGCCGTCACCGTGACCGTCCGACGTCCGGAGGATCTCGATCCCGGACAGCGCGAAGCTACGGGAGTAGAGGATTGGATCTTCGGCCATGATCAACCGCCTCCTGTCGGAGCGTTTCCGTTGGGTGCCGGAGCAGTGAGCGCCGGAATCTGGGGAGCGGAGATCGCTGGTACGGCTGGAGCAGGGGCCGGAACGTCCGGCATGTCCGGGGATAGGTTCGCGCCCGCCATGTTGAGCAGGGACCGGGCCTCTTCTTCGGTGATGACCTTACCCACACCCAGATAGAGCTTCTGGATCAGCTCTCCGACGGCCCGCGCCGTCTTCTCCTCCGACGGGATGTCAGCCGGTCCGCCCGGGGGCTGCAGCTGGACGGAGAGGTTCCCCGTGTGCTCCAGCAGGTCCATGTCATTGGCGAGCACAGCCGCGATGGCCGTCACCGCGTCGAACCCTTCCTTGGTCAGGTTCGCGATCGTCCCGGCCTGAATCTGGGTGATCTTCGCCTGATCGGTGGCGTCCTCACGCAGGAACGCCACGTCCCGCGTGTCGTACCAGAGACGGGAGTCCGGGGCGTACCCCACCAGGGTCTCCAGGGACCCGGCCGCGTTGCGCCAGAGCGGACGCATGGTGGCATCGGCCACCAGCCGACGGGCCGCGCCGAAGTTACCGGCGTTCAGGCTCGATCCCTGCAGACCTTCGGACAGGCCGACGATCGCCGGATGGATCCCCCCGGCCGAAGCCAGCCTGGACTCTCCGGCACCCTGGGTGATCTTGAAGTCGATCTGGCGCATGTCCGTACCGATCACCGTGATATCGGCTCCACCGGCCGTGTACATGGTCTTGTACGCGTTGTCGGCCCCCTTGTGAGCGGCGTCCATCACGTCCACGAAGTCATTGAACTCCTCCGGCGGTACCTCCTTGGGCAGGGATACGGCCAGGTTCGGAGTCGCCGCGTTCTCGAAGAATTTGAGCTTGTGCTTCGTGGCCTGGGTGTCGGCCATGATCTCCCGGACGATCGGAGTCAGCCAGGACATGCCGCGCCAGCTGGCCAGTGGATCAGGGTTCGGAGCGAAGTGGATCATCTCTTCGGGCAGGAACACCGCCGGAGCGGAACCGGTCCGGCCGCCTTCGTAATACAGGTACCCCAGTCGCTGCCAGCCGACCTGTACGTACTCGCCGTTCTGCTCCATCCACCGTTCGGTCAGGGCGATCTCCACCCAGTCCGGCCGGAGCCTGACGATCTCCCCGTCCAGCTCCACGCCGAAGAAGTTACCGGCCATGTCGACGTCAAGGATCATGCGCGCCAGAAGATCCCCGGTGGACCCGCCAGCCCAGGGCCGCTCCAACAGGGCCAGGTCCGGCGACCCGTACAGGTTCCCAGGACGGCCCTTACGGAACCGCTGGTACAGGAACCTGGCCTCTGTGAAGACGGCCAGACGGACGCGCTCAATGGACCACACGACCCCGTTGCCGCCCAGGCCGTTCATGACGTAGCTCTCGAAGGTCGGCCCCACCTGCTCCGCACGATCCATGCCGTAGGACATGACATAGCCGATCGGCCCCAGCATGTCTCCGGAGAGGTACTGGTTCATCCATGCAGGTGGTGAGTACCTCTGAACCTCACGGGGAGGGAACAGACTGTCCAGGAGCTTCATCCCCGAGCCCTCCAATACGCCAGCAGGTACGCCGTCATGATCATTTCTACCCCCGTGACGACGAACCCAGCCCAGACTGAGAGCATCCCCGCGCCGATGCCGACGAACACCGCGCCGACCAGCGCGACGATCACCGGACCCAGGCCCACCTTACGGCGATGATTTTGGGTGGTCATCTGAACACCACCATAGGCCTAGGCGGTTTCTTGGGCTGAAGCTTGTGCTCGATCGAGTACGCCCCGGCCTCATGAGCCAGGACCCCGCCGACCGCGCCGTCTATCCACCGCCGGTCCGACTTCTTCGCCAGCTTCAGGTAGTAGGTCTGCAATTCGTCGTCCTCACCAGGCCGGGGCTTCTTCCGGCTCCCCTTGATCACGACGGCATTGAGCATGTGCCGCTTGAACTGTGCGTCTCCATCATGCGTGATCTCCGCATTGCCCAGGCCGGTCATGAACCGTTCTATCGCCCGGTCCATCCTGATCTCCACGTTGGTCGGGAACATGACGATCTTGTCCGGCCACAGTGCCGACCACGAGTCAAGATAGTCCTGGTAACGGTAGGGGTCAGCGAACATCACCGTGACCTGGTACGCCTTGAAGACGTCTTTGACCGCTTTGTCCACCTCCAGCCCCGGGATCTGCCAGTCCGGTCCCGCGTCCACGGGCCGCTCCCAGATCCTGATCGGAAACAGCCGCCGGTCGCGGATCCGTTCCGCGATCAAGGCCGTGGCGTCCTTCTTCTTCGAGCCGTCGAAGCCCAGCGCGATCACGTCGCCAGGCTGCAGGGGATCGTCGTCCCTGGCTTGTGCGTCCCATTGCTCCGGCTGGACGAAGGCCGACACACCCACAACGATCTCGTTCAGGAAGTACCGGCGTCGGTCGGACTCCAGGTGGATCTTCGATCGGCAGGCTGGCATGATCCGGCCCCGGACGTTGACCCAGCCGCCCTTCTCCCGGGCCGAATCGCCATACTGCCGGAGCAGCTCCGCATACAGCTCTTCGTCGTCCTCCAGGTTCTCCACGCGGTGAGGCTGGACGGTGTCGATGTACACGGCAGGGTCCAGGGACTCGGCCGTGTTCTGTGCCTCGCTGGCCTCTGTCGGATCCCAGCCGTTCGTGAGCTCCAGCCAACGGCCGTCCATACCGGTCACGTTCCGCTTCACGGCCCCGGCCACGGCCCGGTATCCGCCCTGAAGGGTGAAGAGGTGCGTCTCCGTGATGATCGCCATGGTCATGGGAGCGCCCAGCCGCGCTTTCATGCTGCAGGTCACCGGGTCGACCTGTCCGCCACCGGGGAGAACGGTCCGGGTGATCCCGACGTCGAGACTGGGGGTGTTGATCAGTGGCCCCTCTTGGGCCATGGCCATGAACGGCCGGTACGTGTTCGCCGTCTGCTCTTCAGACGTCCCCAGACAGCAGATCAACGGAGTCGGGTAGGGAGCGCCGACGGGGTCGCCAGCAGCGTCCCAGCCGTCGAATCGGGTAGGCCCCAGGGCTTCAGCCCATGCGATGGCCGCGCCGAACGGGTCCTTGCCCCATTTCTGGCTACGTCTGAGTTGAGCGCCCGTGTGCTGGAACATGTAGTCGGACGGCCATGGAGCAGCGTCGGGAACCAGCTGGTAGTTGCGGAAGAGGAACCGCCACATCTCGTCAGTGAGGGTGTAGGGCTGGCCCTTGAGGTACCCGTCCCCGACCACCAGGTGTGTCTCTATCCACTGGCCCACCTGGTCCCCCAGGGTAGGGAAGGGCCGGAGTTCCGTCGGTCCCCTCCAGGGCATTACGTCCCGACCTTCGGAGTCTCCCCGAGAGCCGGATCGACCGGGACGTCCCAGCGGAACTCTCCGTCGGCCCCAACCGGCCGATGCATCCGGCAGTGAACGCAGTATGTGGAGCCGTAGAAGCCCGGCTGGCGAGCGTAGGTTTCCGCGATGGTCCGGGACATGGTGGTGACCGTGCCGCACGTCTCGTGAACGTAGGCCGTCCGTACCGGCCGGATGAACCCTTTGGCCCTGTCCTCTTCTGAGAGCACAAGGTACGCGTCGGCCTGGGGGACCGGCTGATCGTCGGCTCCATGGGTCAGCCGTGGATCACTGGGATCACTGGTCAGGTCGGCCATGACACACCCCCGAAACCCCACTGATCCATATCCCACCCCGTGGCCCCTTGCTGGTATTCGATGATGATGTCCAAGATCTCATCACGTCGTTGATCAGTAGTTGCGTTGGCCAGATCTCGGTACAAGCGTTCGTAGGTCTTGGGATGCGCTGGCATGATCACACCGCCTTGATATTCCGCCGGACCGGGAGCAGGGTCACGGAGTTCTCGGATGCGTTCTCGTCTTCGGCGATGGCCCAGAGCAGGAGCCGCATTGCCTTCGGAGTGAGGCCCAGCCGGTCTTCCATGGAGGTGGCAGCGCCCCGGATGTCCCCCTTGGCTCCCGGCCGCTCCGCTTCGACCATGATCCGGCAGTAGCGCGCCACGGTCCGTGTCCAGCCCAGCTTCTCCCAGGCAACGGCCTGGGGAGTGGACCAGAGCTGATCCCATGCCACGGTCTCTTCAGGACTGGCCGGATCTGGGAGTGGCCAGGCCGGAGCAAGGCCGGAGCGTCCTTCGGCCGGAAGGACCAGCGGACCGACGCGCGCGTTACGGCGCTGGGGGTTGATCTTCGGATAAGCCATGATCTCTACCGTAGTCCGTCGATCTGCAGGAGCAGCGGGACCAGGACCCAGAGCAGGAGCCCCAGCGCGACCAGTTCGACCCTGGGGGATCCGACGCGTAGCGCCGCGAGCCCGAACATGATCGCCGCGCCGATCAGTAGTACCAGGATGATGACGTCCATGATCTTCATACCTCACTCTGTGTGATGTCACCGCGAGTGACATCGGTGGATCTTGCCATGTGACTTTCTGTCACGTTTTCTGATCAAGCCCTGACCTGCGGTTATGACTCTCCGTCACGGTCACCCTCTGTGGATGCGTACGCACTGCGAGCGAGG